GGCGACGGAGGCGGATTGGAAACGCCGTCGGCCGCCGCGCCGACGGGCGCCGCAGCGAGCGAGATGGCGATGAGAACGCCGGCGAGGATCTTGCGGAACATTGTTGCCCCTCGCGGTCAGGCGTTGACGCCGACGATACGGATCGCCGCCGGCGCGACGATCGCGGTCGGCGGCGCGGCGGCGTTGATCTCGGCCACCGTCGCCGCGATCGCCGTCTCGAAGGCGGTCAACGCCGCCGCCAGCGCGGCGGGCGTCGTCGCGGCGTCCACCGCATCGTCGAGCGTCGCCAGCGCGGCCGAGAGATCGAGGTCCGCGCCCTGCATCGCCACGACCAGCGTCGCGAATGCGCTCGCCGGCAGACCGTAGACGGCCGCCAGCGCAGCGAACTTGGCCGCCAGCGGCGCGATCGTCGGCGCTGCGCCGCCATTGCCGTTGACCATCGAGGCCGCGTTTTGGAACGCCGACTGATGCGTGGCGTCGGGATAGATCTGCGCGACGACGCTCGCGCAAGCGCCGCTCGCCGCGGCGCTCAGCGCCGTCTTGAGTTGCGCCAGCGGCGGCGCCGGCGGCGGCCCGAAGGCGCCGTTGGCGTAGCTCATGCCGACTGCGACGGCTTGATCGGTCGGCGCCGAGACCAGCGTCGCCGCGACGGCGGCGGAGAAGATCGCCGTGAGCTTTGCACCGTCCGGCAATGCAATCATTTCGGCGACGACGCCGTCGGCGATGCGCGCGTAATTGGTCATCTCACCACTCCAAGAGAACGGCGCCGTCAGCGCCCGAGCCGCCCGCCCCGGCCACGAGGTAGCAAGAGCCGCCGCCGGAGCCCGGCGCGACGGCGTTCTGCAGCGCTGGCGACGAAGGGCCGTAAGCCGCCCGGCCGCCGCCGCCGAGCAGCGACGCGCCGCCGAGGCCGCTGAAGATGTTCACTCCGGCCATGCAGTCCGAGCCCATGCCGCCCGACAGGTTGAGCGCTCCGCCGGAGCCGACGCCCGGGCCCCCGCCGCCGCCGTTGGCGCCGGTGTTGTTGCCGGAGAAGCCGCCGGTGGCCGACAGGCCGAGAGCCGACGAAACGCCCCCGTTGCCGCCGCTGTTGTTGCCTGAGGCGCCGCCAAGTCCGCCCTTGCCGACGATGATTGCGTAGGCCTGGCCAGGGATGACCGCGACCCGGCCGATCGCCGCGCCGCCGGCACCGCCGCATCCGCCGGCCGTTCCCGACGCGCAACCGGCGCCGCCGCCGCCGGCGCCGACCACCGTCGCCTTGACGCTGTTGACCCCGGCAGGACAGGTCCACGTATAGGTTCCGTTGGCGTCCCAGAACGCGAGCGCCTTAGGCGCAGCGAGGACCGAGCCCAACCGCAGTTTCTGATTCGGATCGACGACCAGCTTGAACATGCCGTCGCCGGCCATGTCGCCGACCTGAATCGCCGAGCCGTCGGAGCGCAGGATCGTCGTCGCGCCGAGCCCGCTGATATTGGCGGTCGGCGTCGTCGTCGCGTTCGGGTTTGCGCCCTTGACGACCCAGATCGTTGCGCCGGGCTTGTACTCGAGCCACGCCGGCGTCGGATTGAGCACGAGCGCGTCGGCCGAGCCGGCGTCGATCGCGAAGCTGAACTGACCGCGCTGGATCATCTGCTGCACCCCGCGCAGCAGCATGCCGTCGGTGTGATCCTCGCTGACCACCGGCGCGCCGGCGATCAGATTGCCGTTGCCGCGCAGCAGCGCGCGCAGGTTGGCGATGATTTCGTTGAGTTCTTCGGCGGTGATCGGCGTGCCGCCGGCGCCGTCGACGCAATCCTGCAGGAACGTGTCGGCCGCGCCGAAGGTGCGCGTGTCGGAGGGCCGCGTCGTCACCGAATTGGCGACGCTCGAGCTCGGTCCAAACGGGTCGGACATTCAGTTCTCCTTCACGGCGTCGTCTGATAAACGATCACGCAATGCGCGCGCACGATGCGCGCCAACAAGCATTGCAGCGGCGAAATGTCGGGCGCGCATGCGAGCGGCATGCCGGCCTGCATCAGCCCGGCGAGCGGCGGCGTCTGATAGGCCGCGCCGTAGGCCGGGCTGCCCGACAGCGAGACGACGATCAGCAGCGTCGCCGCCGGCGGCGCGGCACCCGCGACGGCGAGGCCGGCGAGCGCTGTTCCGGCGAGCGCGCCGCAAGCCGAGCCGTCGCGCGAGCAAGCAATCGCCCAGCCCGCCCGCGCCGCTACCGCCGCGTAATAGGCGCACTGGTTGCCGCCGAGCGCCGCGACCTTCGCGCACAGATCCGGGTAAGGGTCGCAGCCGTCGGGCAGTCCGTATTCCGCCATCCACAGATCGCGTGTCTCGTCGCAGCTGGCGCAGAAGAATTCCTTCTTCAGCGCGCACAGCCGTTGGTTGACCCACGCCCAAACGGCGGCGAGCGCGTTGAAGAACTTCCAGCGCGGTGAGTCCGCTTGCAGATCGCCGCCTTCGTGCGTGCGCCACGCCCGGCCGCGCGGCAGCAGGGCGATCAATTGCGGCACGATCTGCTCTTGCGTCGGGCAGATGTCGAAGGCGTCGGAGCCGTTGGCGCAGGACATAGGTCTCACCGTGGAAAGCGAGTGGCGAATGGAGAAAGGCGATTCCACTCGCCACTCGCTATTCGCCCCTCCCCGGCGCGCAGCGCCGTTCGCGTCACGCGAACGTCAGCGCCCCCAGCGTCGGCACGCCGCCGGTCGCGATCGCCACGTCAGCGGTCGGCGCGATTATCACCGCGCGCTGGTCGCCGGCGGAATTGGCGACCGCCTGCGCCGCCCACAGCGCGGCGAACGACGTCGGCACGGCGAGGAACGGCATGGCGGTCAGCATGCCCGCCGTCGCCGCATCGGCGCCGGCGACGCGGCCGAGGCGCTGGAACGTATCGAGCAGCTCGGCCCGAACGGCGTTCTGCTGCGCCGTCGTGTTCGGCGTCAGCCCTTGCACTGTGACGGCGATCGGCTGCGCCGTCGGCGCGACGACCGTCACCTGGGCGTCGCCCGGCGCATATTGCGCGATCAGATTGGCGACTGTCGCGATATGGCCGGCGTCGGCGATCCCGCCGGAAAACAGCGCGTCGAACATCGGAAAGACGCGGATCGTTCCCGCGCCGTTATAGAGCCGCTCGACAAAGGTGCGCGTGACGCCGGGAACCATGCCGGCCCACGAAACGTAGTCGGCCGGCGCGCCGCCTTGGAACGGGTTGCGCTTGCGAAACAGGATGCGGCCGCGATAGGTCGACAGGTCGGACGTGTAGGGCGCGCCGTCTGCTTCGACGTCGAGGCCGTTGGTCAAGCCGTTGGCGTCGACCGCCGCCGTCGCGGCCGCCGCGCCGGAGCCCGACGCGCCGGAGACGATGGTCAGCGCCGTTCCGGCCTGCGTGTTGCCCGCCGCCGCCGCGTTCACGGCGACCACGGCGACATTGAACGTCCCGGCCGCGCCGATCGACCCGCCGGTCGAGGCGGTGAACGCCGTCCCGTCGAGCCGCTGCAATTGCGCTCCGGCGGCGATCGCCATCGCGTCGGGCGCGGTGACCACGACGTTGCCGCTCGCCGCGCTGGCGAGCTTGCGCGCCAAACCGATCTCCGCGCCGTGGTCGTCGAGATCGGACCCGACCGCCGTCAGGGCGAATTTGGCTCGCTGGACGTCGTCCATGCGGTTGAACAGCTCCCATGCCGAACCGCCGATGACCTTGGCGCTCGGGCCGATGTTGTTCGGCCACAGCCAGGCGTCGGTGCCTGGCAGATAGGCGCGGAACGCCTGCCGCGTCTTCTCGACGCACGCGGCGAGCGACGGGATCGAAAAGGTCATCGCGGCGCTCCGCCGCTCAACGGGTGTAGGTGCAGAGAAAGCGATGCCCGGTCGTCGCTGCGTTGACCGAAACGGCCGCCTGGATCACCGTGCCCGCCAGGGTCAGCGTCGCGGAGCCGCCCGGCGCGAGATCGAAATAGTCGCCGGCGCCGGTGGTCGTCGCCGCGCCGGTCACGGAGCCGAACAGATCCTCGGTCGCCGCCACCGGGTTCTCGATCAGCAGACTCTTGCGCGAAGAATCCGCCGCCGCGGCGGTCTGCGCCGCGCCGCCGGTCGTGATCGTTCCGCCGCAGTCGGTCGGCGCGACCGCCAGCGGCGCAATCGTGCCGCCGGTCGCCTGCATCGGCGAACCCAGCGCCGTCAGGATCGAGGTCAATCGCTGCGCCAGCCGCTGCATCTGCGCGTTGAGCGCGCACGAGGCGGTGTCGGTGGCGCAGGCGGCCGCGCCAGGCGCGCCGAGGTCGGTCTCGAGCTGCGACTCGGTGACTGCGAGGTTCGAAGCGATCAGCGACGTCAGCCGCTGGGCGATGCGCTGCAGCAGCGCGTTGACGTTGCACGAGCCGGAATCGGTCGCGCACGCGGTCGAGCCGGGCGCGCCGAAATCGAGGTAGAGACCCGACAGCCAGCCGCGAATGCCGGCCGCGCCGGCCGGCGGCGTCGCGCCGGTCGCGTCGGTCCCGTCCTGCGCCGCCCCTTGCGGCAGCGGCGGCAGGTCGGTCCCCGAGAACGGCAGACCGGTCGCCGGGTCGACGGCGACGAAGCCGCACACCAGCGACCCGTCCGCCACCGCCCAGCAGTGCTCTTTCTGCGCGACGTGATTGCCGTCGAGGATGTTGAGGTCCTGCACGCTCGGCGTTTGCGCCGCCGCCGGCGCGACCGCCCACACCGTCATTGCGAGGAGCGCAGCGACGAAGCAATCCAGGCCGCGCCCCAATCCTTGGATGGCTTCGCTTCGCTCGCAATGACGGTTGTGGCCGAACAACATGTGTGGCTCCATCAAGGCAGCAGCGGCGCGAGGCCGCTATTGACGGGATTGCTGAAATCGAGGCCGGGCGCGTCGTAGCGCAGCGACCCCGCCGGCGACGTCGGCATGGGGCTGAATTCCCTCGCCCAGATATTGTTGAAGCGGCGGTCGTAGATCTTGCTTCCGTTCCTGCCGTAGAGTTGCACGGCGAGATCGAGCCGGCTCGGCGGGTTGGCGTAGGCTTGCACGGCGACGCGGGCGCAGGCGCCCTGCCTCGCCAGCCCAGCGAGCGCGTCCTGGGCGAAGGTGACCGCCCAGCGCGGCGTCGCGACGGGATCGAGGATCGAGCGTTCGAGCAGCCACAGCAGCGAGCCGAGCGGGTCTTCGCCGAGATCGGTCCGCACGTCGACCGCGTCGCCCCACCAGCCGCCCATGTCGCCGTCGGGCGGCGTCAGCGGGTGGCCGTCCGGGCAGCGGCGATTGGTGAACAACGAGTCGATCACCGCCGTGTCGAGCGGCCGCATCGCCTGCAAGCCGCCGGCGTTGTGCGGCTCGCTCGGCTGCGCGACCGCCCAATCGGCGAACCCGCCCTCGGAATTCCATACGGAATCCCACAACAGCTCCGGCTGCGCCGCGCAGCCTTCGTTGATGCGGACGTTGATGTCCATTACGGCGTCAAAGCCTCGAAACGGGTCGGCATGAACGAAGCGTGCGGCGCGGCGTTGCGGGCGATCAGGTCGGCGGCGCGGGTCGGATCGCCGTACAGCCGATAGGCCCACCACAGGCTCGGCAACGAGATCGCCGCCGACACCGTCATCACCGGCTTGGCGTTGATGATCGCCTGACTGAGATAGGCGACGCAGGCGTCGCGCGTCTTGATCAGCCCGGCCGCCCACGGCGCGTCGACCGCGCCCTGACATTGGTCGATCTCGCGCTCGAACCGTTCGACGCAATCGGCCCGCGCCGTGATCGCGCTTGGCCGGTCGGCATAGGTCGTCAGCACCAAGGCTTGCGCGTAGGCGCCGAGCAGCACGCCGCGCGACAATCGCGCGACGATCTGCAGGTTCTCGGCGTCGACCAGCCGATTGGCCGTCTGGGTCGGCGCCGCCGCGGCGTCGGCCGTCGCGTCGGCCTCGGCGGCGAACACGGCGACCGCGCTCGCCGGCGCCATCGCCTCCGCAATTCCGTTGGCGATGGCGAACAGTCCAGTCGCCACGCTCGGGTCGATCCCGCTCGTCTCGCTGACCAGCGTCGGGATGACGTTGTAGAGCGCGACCAGCGCGTTGCTCAGCCCGGTCACCGCCGCGGTCGGCGCCGACACGGTCGCCGACGACGCCGGCCCGGCGGCGACGGCGGTCTTGAACGCCGCCGCTTTGGCCCCGTCGAGCGTGTTGGCGGCGGCGATCGCCTCGAGCGTCGCGACGAGATCCTGCAACCCCGTCACGACGTCGGCGAGGACCCAATTGGGGTAGGCCATGCCGCTCCTAAGGATTCGGGACGCCGGTGTTGGCGCCGCCCGGCGTCACGCCGCCGTGAACATGCGTCGCGCCGATGTCGAGCGTCTGATGGGTCACCGTCCCGCCGACGATCGCCACGCCGGCGCCAGTGATCGTCAGGCTGACGCCGCCGACGACCAGCTCGATCGTGCTGGCGTGAACGACGCGCAGCTTCGCCTGCACCACGCTCACCGCGTCGCCATAGGCGTCGTAGAGCACCGTGCCGCCCGCCGGCGTGTTGGTCGGCCGCTTGCCCGGATGTTCGAACCCGAGCGCATGCGCCCGGTCGAAGCCGCCGCCGAGCGCCAGGATCAACCCCTCGGCGCCGGCCGGCGGCACGCTCGACAGCCCGAAATGCTGGCTGCGCACCGCCTCGCCGATCGGCTGACCGGCGAGGCCGGTCAGCTTCATCAGTTGTTGCGGCCCGCTGTCGTCGACGCTCTGCAGCGCGGCGCGCAGCAGTTGCGAGCGGATGTTCGGGTCGTA